AGTAACAGTACATTTCAATATCATTACCCGTAAGCCAAAAGGCGGAGGAGTAACCATCATAGATGGTGAACCATGGGATGTTGAAGATACTGATCTACTTTCTTATGTTGTTTCTGATGCCGAACATGAGGTAGATGAAATTATAGGAAAGAGAAATAGAATCCTTTGGGTTTTTGCTTTTATGTTATCTTTTGAAGATGCGAAACGAATTTTCTCTGGACAGACCGAAGAGGATCTTGGATAGTGACCACTATGATGGCACACATGCAGGACTAATCCGATCCATTGTTAAAGACTTTCCTGCGTTCCGTACTGCTGAAAAACCAAACGAATGGGAACGTGGGTATCATTGTGTTATAGATACTTTATGGCACATTGCTAATGAGTTTGATGGACTTGAACAACAACATGAATCAAAATGAAGTATTCTGCCTATTCTTTAAAACAACTCGAAGAATTTCTCTTTGATGCTCTAAACGTTGATGATGTGAGTGCGAATGACATCTACTCTGTCATTGTCAATACCCTTCAAGAGCATGAAGATTACCACAATCAACAGTCAAATAAAGCAAGACAGCTTTTAAAGTTGATGAATGCCACTGTGGAACCTTGGACACATCCAGAAAGTAATCTAGAATTTACTATTGAGGATATGATTAAGGAAGATCCCCACACCTATGGTTACGAGTGGACTCCACTTCCATAGGAGTTTATTGGGAGATTAACTCAGCGGTAGAGTGGTTGCCTTACAAGCAATAAGTCACTGGTTCGAATCCAGTATTTCCCATAAGTTACTCCAAAAAGATGGATAGAGTTAGATGTAAATGTTGTAACGTAGAGTTAAACATTAACGGTCAGTTTGCATGTTGTGGATGCCCAAACATGATGACAGTAAATGGCGACAGGGTTTCTGCCAATAACTTAGATGAACTAGTGTTTATGAAATCTAAAGATATTGTTAAAAATGAGGGTTTCCTAACACAAAGTGACCTAAAATACCAAGACGAACGCCGTAAAAGGAAGGTTCGCAAATTAAATTTTGAGGTACGCTGATGATCAATCTCCACCAAAGGTACAACCATTACCTTCATTCAACAAGAATTCTAAATGACCACGATGTAAATGAACGGGTTATTGCTTATGGTTGGACTGATGATGGAAAGTCCATCACAGGGTTCTATGTATTGACAGAGACTAAAAAACTGTTGTATACTACTAAGGGAGAACTTCTTTCTATAGAAGATCGTGTTGAAGAAAAAGCGGCAGCATAGTCGCATATATAAGTTAGTTTGAAGTTATTTTAGATTAAAATGTACGGTCCACCAAAGTCAGACATTAGGTTAGTACCAAGTAAAATTAAATTTCATTATCGAGAGGATGGTGATTTTGTAACTAAGACTTCCGAAGATCTCTTCAAAGGAAAAAGAGTCGTAGTTTTTGCCATCCCTGGTGCTTTTACTCCAGTCTGTTCTGAAAAACATTTGCCAGGTTTCGAAAAAAATTATGCAAAGTTGAAAAAAGCTGGTAAACTAGATGAGATCTACTGTTTGAGTGTTAACGATGCATTTGTAATGGATGCTTGGTTCAAACAAAAGAAGATTAAAAAAGTAAAACACATTCCTGACGGCGCTCTAGAGTTTACTAGATGGGCTGATACGGAAGTCAATAAATCCAACATTGGTTTTGGTCCTAGATCTTGGCGTTATGCCGTTGTAATCGAGGACATGGTTGCTTCCACATGGTTTATTGAGGGTGGAACATGGGATGAAGCGAAAGCAGATCCCTTCATTGAGTCCACTGCAGAACGACTACTAGACTACTTCACAAAATAGGAGTCCAATGACTAATCTCATTCACGTTGTAATGAGTGTCATACATACACACCCCGTCACCTATGCTTCATTGATGGGGTTTAGTCTATTAATCCCATTCATTTTTTATATGTGGGATGTACAATCTCATCCAGAACATTATAAAGAACATTGAACGGGTTGTAGCTCAGTTTGGTAGAGCACTCGCTTTGGGAGCGAGTGGCCGTAGGTTCGAATCCTATCAACCCGATTTATTATTTTCCTATGCAACAGATTACTTTAGAAGAACTTGATAAGAACTTCGATGAAATTTTTGAAAGGGCTGAAAAAGGAGAGACCTTTCATATTATGTGTCCTGATGGACGAGATGTGATTCTTGCACCAACTGAACTTGTTGATCCTCTTCATAAGAGGGGAGTGATTGAACCTTATTCTGCTGTTGCAGAAGATGAAAAATTAGACCACGACGATAAGACTGATTGGGAAGAACTCTACACCGATCACGAGGAAGGGAGTTGACTTAATCTAGGTTAGCCCCTATAATTCAACTGTAAACATTCACGGGAAAATGTCCGTCATTACTAAGTTCAAGAAAGAAATCGAAACTCTTCGTCTTGCTTCTACTGGAGAAATCTTTTTGGATGTAAAGAATCCAAAACTTTACAAAAAGGTAATCCGATATTATCAAAACGAAGGTTATGAATTTTCAGGAGAACCACTAGATGATCATGGGATCCTTCTTGATTGCCTTGTTCGCGATTTCGAAGGCGTGGAAGTAGCCTAAAACTGAATAACAATGAATTGTTGGCACTGTAATACTGAGTTAATCTGGGGTGCAGATCACTCTGGAGAAGACTACTGTAACGAAGAATATAATATCGTTACAAATCTATCATGCCCTAAGTGTGATGCATTTGTTCTGGTATACCATTCACCAACCGATAAACATTATGAGTAAAACAATTCTAGAACGATATCCATACCGTTACGTTGAGTGTGGTACACTTGAAATTAACGGCATGCCTGACTATCGCATCCAAAAATTTGATGAGTATTCTAGACGATACAAAGACATGTATCTATTAGATAGTGGTACTCAACTTGACTATGCAATGGAAGACTTTGAGTACACCAAATGGCTTGATCCTGCTGGTGTACCTTGTTATATAAATCATGATACAGTCTCCAAAGACATGGAGAGTCTATAAAAATCCTGGTGGAGCCTATGGCAGAATTACATTTATTATTTCCCACTCCTCTTTACGAAACTCAACTTCCTTTTAGACCAAAAGAGTTCTTTGAGATGGTTAAAATCTTAGAAGAACTTGAATGGAAACAGGATGTTGATTTTCTGGGCAGATCCAATGGATCTGTGACTCAAATTAAAAATGTTTTGGAACTTCCAGGCATGGAAAAACTCCGAGACATGATTATGAAAGAGGTGGAAGTTTACCTATATGATGTATTGAATATTGCTCGAGATATTCATAAAATACATTGTGTGACCGCTTGGTCTAATAGGTATCAGGATCAGTGTTATGCTGTTAAGCATTGGCATTCTAATGCCTTGTTTAGTGGGGTATTCTATCCTCGTGTTAATGATCCAGAAGAGGGTGGAGAAATCCAGTTCTTTAGAAGTGGACCTACTTGGAGCACAGATGATTGGGAAATAAACATCAATGATGTTACTGACCTGAATACTCATGTTAAGGTATTCGAACCTCAAGAAGGTACGCTATATCTTTTCCCTTCACATCTAAGTCACATGGTAAATCCTATTAGAACAAAATCGGATGGCCCTGTGAGATATAGTATTGCATTTAACTTTATGTTAGATGGTGAGTTTGGTGAAAGACATTCCACTAAACAATACTCTGATAGATATGGTTACGGAACTAATTATCTGAACCTGAAAATTTAGAATTTTATGGAAAAAGAAATGAGAGATTTGGAACCCAATCCAAATCTAAATGTGACAATATCAGATTTCATTGGCATCTATGACAATGTAGTTCCTGAAGATTTTTGTCAAAAGATGATGGAAATTGCTGACAATAGCCATCATGTTCGACCTAGACAAACTTTTGGTATTCAAGATGCACAACTTGTTTTAGATAGTTTTCATTCTGAATCAGTTGGTGCTTTATATACCAATGCACTAGAACCTTGTCTTCGTAATTATATTGGTGCGTTTCCATATCTTTCTAGTTTTAATTACGTTAGTAGTGCCGCCCTTCTACAAGTTACTCAACCTAGAGGTGGCGGTTATCACATGTTCCATGCTGAGAACATTGACTGGAATGTTAATGATAGAGTTCTTGCGTGGATGATTTATTTGAATGATGTTGAAGCAGGAGAAACAGAGTTTTTATATCAGGGTATTAGAGTAAAACCTAAAGCAGGTAGAGTGGTTTTATGGCCTGCAGGTTTTACCCATCTACATAGAGGTAACCCTCCTTCGACTACAAAGTATATCATCACAGGATGGTGGCAGGGTGTCAATGGTCTTAGAGTTACTGACACTGCTGGGTCGCAGGAACATAATATGTACGAAGAATGAAAGTATTATTAACAGGACATAAAGGTTTTATTGGAAGCCATGTCTTTAATCATCTAACAAAAGTAGGACTTGATGTTGATGGATTAGATAGACCAGATGACACAGGAAATTTTGTAGATGTTGGATGTGCAGACTATGATGTTATAGTTCATCTTGCTGCCTATGCTGCACTCAGAGATAGTGTAGATAATCCAGAAAAATTTTGGGAGAATAATGTAGAAAAGTCCAAACCCATTTTTGATTATTGTAGAAAGTATAATACTAGGTTGTTGTATGCCAGTTCTGCAGGAGTTTATGAGTGGTGGAGGAATCCATATGTGATGACCAAGAAGGTCAATGAAGTCATGGCACCACCCAACAGTGTGGGTATGAGGTTCTTCAATGTATGGGCAGAGGAAGGAAGTAGAGATGATATGTTATATGAAATGTTGA